CCTTGGCCTTGCTTATCGACTTCATGGCGGGCAAACCATGCAGCCATTGCAATGACTGTGTCTGCAGATAGCTCGTTACCGCTCAAGATTTGAGATGCTCTGCGTGCTGCAACTTCAGTGCCGCCAGCTTTCCCGTCAGCCTTCCAGTCCCGATAACGCTGCGCCTCATCCTTCATCCCTGCGGTAGGGCTGAGATCTATTTCTGTTCCGTCAATAGTTGCCAATGTCCTCTTCCCCAACGTTTTCTGCATCCTCGCCACTTGGCGCAGGTGTGTCACCAAAAGCATCAACAGTGTTCAACGGCTTGTACTGGCTAGCGCCGCTGCCATTTACAGCAGAGGGATCAGTGTCAGTAATGATGTTCATTTCATCGAGCTTGGCTAGCTCTGACTGACGAGCTACCAAGAACTCATCAAAATCACCGCCGTTCTCAGCTACGCAATCAGCAAGAGTTTTGAACCCGCTGCGAACTGCTGCTTTCTGTGCCGCGATTTCCTTCTGCGGGTCAACATAGTGATATCCCCTGCAGACCCAGCGCACAGCCTCATAGCGCTCAGGCTCGGTTTCATAAGTAGGCAGATTCAACGCGCCACTAAGCACAGCCATCTCTAACCAAGCATCAAAGATCGGTTGATAGAACTGGTCTTTCATCATTTGCTGAATTGATCGCCAGTTGTCGCGGTCCTGCAGCAGAGCGAGTCGTGATGATGAATAGTTGCTCTGGCTGTAATCATTGCTCAGCACCTCATAGCTGCAGCCAACACCGGCACCTAATGCCCTGAGCTGTGCGCGTAGAAACGGCTCATATTCACCAGTTGGTGAATCCATATCAGGGATAGTGACCGTCTCGCCCGGTTGCAGATATTTGAATTGCCCTGGTTCAAAACCTGTCACCCGTTGATCATCAAAGATCTCGCCGCCTGGATCTAGCTCACCTTCTGGCGACTGAATAAATCCCATCAGGGCAGAACTTGCACGAGCGCGGACAACGCTGGCCTGCTCCCAACCGTCTAGGTGGTGCATCCTCTGCATTGCAGATGCAAGCCAAGGCACGCCACGGGTTTGGCCTGGCCGTGCAGATGTGCGGTCAAACAGATGGATAACATCCTTAGCCGGCACAATGATGTGACGCTTATCAGGCTCCCGCGTCGGGAACGCGTTGTCGCCTGGGTGACGGCTTAAAAAGGCATAGCTAACAGGCCGGCCAAACTTGTCTAGTTCAACGCCAAGTTTCCAGACGTTGCCTGGCTTAGTCGCTGGGCTGCTGTAGTCCTCATCGAGTTGATCAGCCTCTAGCACCTCAAGCGCAAAATTGACTTTGCTACGGCCAAATTTTTGCCGCACCATGCGGATAAAAACTTCCCCGCTTTCGCACATCGACGAAACAGAAAGCTTTTCAATATCGGCAAAGCAGAGCTGCCCTGCTGTGTTGCAACTGTCCTTACGGCCCCAATGTGACCAGGCTTTTTCAATCTGCTCATTGATGCGTGTGTCGAGCTTGCCGCCACGCTGACGCATTACCTGCGCTTGCAGCCTGACGCCTGTTCCAACAACAGAGTTGCGAACAACGCGGACTGCTGATTTCGCATAATCGTTGTCACGCACAAGTTGACGTGACCTAGACCGCAGGCGTTTCAAACTGCCTTTGATCTCTTGATCAGCAGACGTGACAGATGTAACCCAATCAGCAGTCAGTCGACCGGTCTGCGCACCGGCAAACATGCGGCCCCGTGGGCGCTGAATTGGTTCAGGGTTAGAGCGCCAAAGTTCACGCCATGCGGTGCGGATGCCCATCAGAATCTCACGAATAGAGAGTGCGGATCGCCTAAACCGTTTGCGATCATCGCCGCTTTGCGCTCTCTAGCGACAATAGCCTTTAACTGGCTTTCGCGTGCGACTAATTCAGGCAAATCAACCTTAGTAAATGACCGGCCTGCAATGCTGTAAGACTTCACCTTGTCAGCAATGATTGAACGGATTGCTGTTGTGACCGCTTCTAAGTCTTTTTCTGCCTGTGTTCTGCCGTCGAACGCTCCAGGCTGCCCTGTGTAAGCAAGGCTGGCAAAAACTTCAAACTGGCCATCCCCTAGGGTAAATTTCTCAGATCCTTTTGATGCCTCAGCATAGAAAAACCAGTTGCCAGCGTCGAAACCTGCACTGTCGCTAGCGCTGATCGTAAATTCCCACCCAGCCCCGTAAGAGCTGCCTACGACAGTGTGGCCCTCGTGATTGGTATTGGTGCGCAAGTAATAGGTCAGCGTCCAATCAGCTGACGTGATGCTTTCGTTGAGCGGTCCAACCGCTGCGCCATCCCTCCATTTGATCGTTGTTCCGGCGTAAATCTGCTTTGGGATGTTCACGTCACCAGCTATTCACAAAGGACTTAGCCGGCGATGACGGCTTTGACTTTGATTTTAGCGGTTGTTTGTCCCCTGACTCCAGCTTTTCCGCCAGGTTTTTCCACATCGTCAGCTTCGGCAAACGCCTGCTGTAAAGCAGCATTGCCGCATAGGCATAAACAAAGCAATCAAGCGTCTCGTTTCTTGCAGATGCTTTTTTTACCCATTCACGAATAGGGAAGCCACGGTGGAAACGTAAACGCTGTTTCTCTGCTGTTAGCTGCTGGAAATACTCATGATCTGCAGCTAAGCCAAAATTGATGCTGCCTAAGCCTTCTTTGTGCCGCATACGGCCAAACAAAGTCGTCTTAATTGTGTCAGTGCCAAGCATGTAAAGCGCAACGCCTTTTTTGACTACTCGACCACGCCAATTAACGTCTACTTTGCTGCCTTTGCCCAAAGCTGGGCTGCTGCGCTTGCTGCTGCCTTTAATTGGAACAACCCCCTGACGGATTCTGTCGCGGCAGTAGTTGTAGGTTTCATGTGTTGCATGGCCGCCGGAATCGACAGCAACTTGTGAAATTGTCAGGTGCTTGCCTACTTCTGTGTCCCATTCAGTCTTAATGACCTGATCAAGCTGCCCCCATACATCAACAGCAGTCGGGTCACCAATCAATTTTTGATGCCATATCAACCAAGCCGTTTCACCTTCGCCCCATCCCCATACTGAAACCTCAAGCCGATCATCCTGCACGTCAACACCTGCAGTCAGCAACACAACGCCGTCCGGGCATGTGCCTGGCTTGTACTGCAAGCGCTTAGCCATCAACCCATCAGCATTGACCTGCGCCGCATAATCCTCGCTGAACGTCTCAGCAAGCCTTGTATTGACAAAGGTACGCAATGCTGCAGGGTCGCTTTTGGCACGTAAAAAATCATCCGCAAGCTGTCCCCAACTTGCCCATCCCAAAGGGCTATACAAGCCGTTCAATTGAAAGCCTGCTGTCTTGCCATCAAACGGTGCATGGTTTCGCCATTCACCTTGAGGCAAAAATCTTGTTTTGTGATGCTCAGCAAAGCGTTCCTTACAATGCTCACATTCATATTCAGCAGTTTCTGGCTGGTCTTTTTTCCATTTCAGCCTCGGCCATTGCAAATGCTGAAACGCACCGCACGCCGGACAAGGTACGTAATAATACCGTTTGTCAGACTTCAAAAATTCAGCCTCAATCCGACTGAAATCCTTAACTGTCGGCGTTGACGTGAGCAAAATTTTACGCCGCGCAAACGTTGTCGTTCTGCGTTCTGCAAGGCTTACAGGGTCACCCTCTCCCTGTATCTCTTGCATTGCGTCGATCTCATCCATAAATAAATACCGGCAAGGGGCTGAACGCAAGCCAGTCGCGCTATTCGCTCCAGTCAGCAGCATGATCCCGCCAGGGAACTCTTTTGCAAACATCGTGTTGCCGCTGTCCCTTGACCTAGATGGTGCAATCTTTTTTGACAGCCTTGGGGTGTCTTGAATCATGCTTTCAAGCCTTTGCTTTGACAAACGCTTGGCCATCTCAATCGTTGGCTGCACGCACAACATCGGCCCCGGTGCATGGTCAATCACATAAGCCAGAAAGTTGCTGCCCGCTTCTGTCTTGCCTGATTGCGCACTAAACATCATCACAACGCGTTGCACTGGGCTGTCATTTGACAGGCAATCCATTGGCTCGCTCAAGTAAGGCGTCCGATTCGTGCGCCATGGTCCAGGCTCCGCACTCGCCTTGCTGCTCAGCCTTCGATACCGATCAGCCCATTCAGAAACAGTCAGCGGATCCTCAGGCCGTAAGCCTTCAATAAATCCATCGCGCCACGGACTAAGCATCAGCCAGTTCGGTCAAGCACTGCCGATGCTCTTGCGTCAAAAGTTGATGGATCCTCGCAGGGTCAGTTTCCCCAGCAAGCTCATTGGCCAAACGATCTGCCAAATTCGTCAGCGCTTCACGTACAGCACGAGCCATAGCAAAACTTTCCTTTTGCACTTGAGCAGCTGAAACCAACTCATCCATTTGCGTTGCCGCAGTGATCTTTGCAATCTCTGCGTTGTAATGCTCCTTTCGTGCTCGACTTGTATAGAAGTCAGGCACATCCTCTTCCTGCACGTAGGTCACCTGCCGTCGAACCTCTTTCTGTGCAGCCTCAAGCTCAGGTGATTTCTTTGCCTCACGCCTTGGCATCGTTGCTGCGCTAGGTCTCTCCGTAACGCCCCAAATCTCTAAAGCCTTTTCCAAATCAATCTTTGGGTTGACGCTCCCAGTGTCAACTAAAGCACCATCCAATCGGCCTAGCTTCATTGCCTTAGATACCGCTTGACGACTGCAACCTGCAGCTTCCGCAAACTTCGCTGCTGTAACTAACTCAGCCACATGGTTGACACTTTTGCCAAAGCTTAGCCGAACCTTTGTCAACCGGTTGACAGTTTCGACGCTAAATAAAAAACGCG